CCGCTAGGAAAGCGGTGGTCTAAGCACTGCTCCGATGCCCGTGCCGGGGCAGGATGGATCCTTGCCGCCGCAATTCGCAAACATGGCAGAGAAGCGTTTACAGTTGATGTTGTCGAAGAGTGCGCGGACAAAGAAACGTTGAACGCTGCTGAGGTTGCTTGGATCTTGAAGCTGCGGCCTGTCTATAACGCATGTGCCGGGGGTGGCGGTCTTGGCGCTCCCACTGCTGAAGTGCGAGCAAAAATTTCTGCCGCTATCCGAGGTAAAAAGCGAAGTGAGCAGACTCGGTTGCGCATGTCTATTGCGCAACGCAGCAAAGTTATTTCAGAAGACGAGCGTCGTAAGCGTAGCGAAGCAATGCTTGGCAATACGCTCCGAAGAAGCCCTGCATCTCAGCAAGAGCGCGAAGTATTGGCAAAACGTAATCGCGCAAGAAGGATCCATCCAGTCAGGACAGACTTGCTGTCGTTGTACAAAGCGGCAAAGGCGGTAACTCGCAAAGAAAAACAGTCGATAGCCGCAAAACACGGATTTGAGACGGGATCCCGCCAGCGCCTTGTTGGCGAATTGAATCCAATGTACGGCAAAGCTAAACCGGAAGAAATCAAGCAGGCGCTTTCAAAAAAGCTATCCGGTGAAAATAACCCGTACTACGGCAAACAACACTCCGAAGATACTCGTGCAAAAATGCGAGCAGCGCATGCTGCACGTCTTCCTGTAACTTGCCCGCATTGTGGGAAAGAAGGGCATGTAAACACCATGAAGCGCTGGCATTTTGCTAACTGCAGGAGCAAAACATGACGACTTCTGGTGGGGCTGTTTTCAATCTTGATTTGAACGAAATTGCCGAAGAAGCGTGGGAAAGAAATGGTGCGGAGCTGAGGACGGGCTATGACTTGCGTACTACAAGACGTAGTTTGAACCTGCTGTTCGCAGACTGGGCAAACCGTGGCGTCAATATGTGGACCTTCAACCAGGGCACGATCCCCCTGGTACAGGGAACCAACACGTACCCACTGCCAGCAGACACGGTGGACCTCCTAGAGCATGTCATCCGCACGGGCGCGGGGAATGTGTCCACGCAAGTGGACCTCACCATCACGCGGATCAGCATCAGCACGTACTCCTCTATCCCGAACAAGCTCCAGCAGGCGAGACCTATCCAGGTGCTGGTGAATCGGAACTCCGGAGCGACCTACCCTGCGGGGAGCAGTTACTCCCCCAACGCCACGGCCTTGCCGAGCATCACCGTCTGGCCCACGCCGGATCAGACGGGTGTGTATCAGTTCGTGTACTGGTACTTGCGCCGCATTCAGGATGCGGGGGCCGGCGGTGAGTACACGCAGGATGTGCCGTTCAGATTCCTCCCGTGCTTGGTCTCCGGGTTGGCCTATTACTTGGCACTGAAGGTGCCGGGAGGCATGGAGCGGCTTCAGACCTTGAAAGCGCAGTACGATGAGGATTTTGAAAGGGCCGCTTCAGAGGATCGCGACAAGAGTGCCGTCAGATTTGTACCTCGGCAAATGTTCATCGCCTAAAACGTCATGGCAAACCGCTTTGCAAACGGACGTAAAAGTTACGGATTCTGCGATCTTTGTGGGTTCCGTTACGACCTCAAAAAGCTACGTAATCTTGTAGTCAAAACTAAGCAAACGCAGATCAAGGCCTGCAATGCGTGCTGGGTACCCGATCACCCGCAGTTATTGCTAGGCACCTTCCCCGTCAGCGACCCCCAGGCCATCCGCGATCCGCGTCCTGACACGAACACTTGGTATCAGTCGGGGACCAACGGGCTTCAAACTGACCCCACTCCCGGCACTGGGCCGTTCCAAGACGGCTTCCCTGGCGAGGGCATGCTGGTCATCCAGTGGGGCTGGAACCCCATCGGCGGTGCCCAAGGCTTCGTAGACCCGCTGACTCCCAATACCTTGGTGGGCAAGGGTGAGGTTGGGACGGTGACGATTACTGACACCGGGACGCCAAAATTTACGCTTGTTGAGGCGCTTTACACCACTCCCGGGACGTACTCTTGGACTGCCCCTGCGGGCGTGACTTCGCTGTACGTTCTGTGTGTTGGCGGTGGAGGTAGCGGTGGGCCCCAACTTGTCAACGGCACCGCCGGAGGTAACTCTAGCTTTAATACTTTCTTCGCTGGAGGCGGGAGTGCCGGATCTGGCCTTACAGGCGCTGGCGGCACAGGTGGCACTGGGACGACGCTAAGTGCAACCGTCTTTGGCGGCAATGGCGGAGCGGGGTTCCCTAAAAATAACCTGATATTTGGCGGCGGTGGCGGTGGGGCTGGCGGCTATTCAGGTGACGGTGGAAGCGGCGGTGGGTATAACGTCAACACCGATTCTCTTCCGGGCACTGGTGGGGGCGGCGGCGGCGGTAAATCGACTCTATCGTCTGGGCAAGGTGGTGGCGGTGTCGGACTAAACGGCCAAGGCGCTAACGGGACGGGCTCCACTGGTGGCCCCAGTGGACTCCCTGGCGGCGGTGGTTCGGGCGGCGCAAATGGCTCAGGATCGACCGGGGGCCTCTATGGTGGCGGCGGTGGCGGCGCGGGCATTTCCGCTAGCGCAGGGGGTGGCGGTGGCGGTGGCGGTCTTCGCTGGTCTGTAAGTATCCCGGTCATCCCCGGTAACAGCTACGCCGTAAACGTAGGTGCGGGTGGTGTAGCCGCTGGCGCGGGTTCTGGGGCTAACGGCGCAGTCAAGATCGCCTACTGGCTCCCCGTGCCGTAACGCTTCCCTAATCCGCCCATCGGCGGTATGATTTACACGGGCGCAGCCCGAAGGAGTGAACCATGAAGACCATGTCCCCCAAGCAAGCGGTCCACAAGCATGAGGCCGCGATGCACCCGGGCAAGCCCAAGACCAAGCTCGCCAAGGGCGGGGTCACCAACCAGATGCTGATGCAGTCGGGCCGCAACATGGCCCGCGTGGCGAACCAGGGCGCCATTGGGCGCAAGGGGAAGTGACATGAAGGCCAAGCCCGTGCCCACTCCGGTGGTCAACGCCCCCGCGCCCATGCCGCGTATGGTGGTGGGCAACATCTCCACTTCTCCGGCCCCTGGCCCGAAGACGACCGGCATCAAGATGCGCGGCGCTGGTGCAGCGACCAAGGGCACGATGTGCCGAGGACCGATGGCCTAAGCCATGGACTACGCTGCGCTCAAGGTCGCTGTCGAGGACACTGTCGAGAACACGTTCTCGGCGGTTGACTTTGCCAATCTGACTCGGCTTGCCGAGCAGAAGATCTACCAGACGGTCCAGCTTCCGATCCTGCGCAAGGACGCGGCGCTCCCGCTCACCAGCGGCGTGCAAACGGTCAACCTGCCGAGCGACTTCCTTGCGGCCTACAGCGTGGCGGTGTACTCGACGCTCCTTGGGGGCGGCGCCCGTGATTTCCTCCTGAACAAGGATGTGAACTTCATGCGGGAGAGCTACCCGAACCCGGCGACCACCGGCACGCCTCGGTACTACGCGTTGGACGGGACTGCCACGGGTAACGCGCTGCTCCAGAAGATCATCCTCGGCCCTACGCCCGGTGCCAACCTCAGCCTGGACCTGAACTACTTCTACCAGCCGCAGAGCATCGTCACGGCGAGCAATACGTGGCTCGGGGACAACTTCGAGTCTGTCCTGATCAACGCTGTCCTGGTTGAAGCCGCTCGGTTTATGAAGGCCGAACAGGACATCGTTCAGTTGTACACGGCCCAATTCAACGACTCCATCCTGCTGCTGAAGAACCTGGGGGACGCTAAGAACCGAGGCGACGCTTTCAGGAATGGGCAAGTCAGGAACCCGGTGAAGTAAATGCCCATCCTTCAAGGCCTCTGTTCCTCCTTCAAGCAGGAGTCCTGGCTGGGTATCCATGACTTGGATACTGACGCGCTGAAGCTCGCGCTCTACACGGCGAACGCCAATCTCAGTCAGGCTACGACGGTGTACACCCCCACTGGCGAGGTGTCTGGTACGGGGTACATCTCTGGCGGCATCCCGCTCACCAATGTCCAAGTGTTGCTCTCTGGCACGACAGCCTACGTCGTCTTCGACAACCCGGTGTTCGCCAACGCATCCTTCACTTGCCGGGGCGGGCTGATCTACAACACCAGCAAGGCCAACCGCGCCATCGCCGTGCTCGACTTCGGCGCAGACAAGATCGCCTCGGGCAACTTCACTATCCAGCTACCTGCGGCCACGGCCACCACAGCGCTCCTGCGCTTCGCTTGAGGTCACCATGCCATCTTCATACACCTCCCTGCTGAAATTTGCCAAACCCGGCCTGGGTGATACGGGCTGGGGCACCACTGTCAACGGCGGTTTCACGGATATGGTGGAACAAGCCCTGACGGGGTATGTTCAGAAGGCGGTGACTGTCGCGGGGCCGAACACGATCCCCACTATCGCAGACGGCGCATCGTCGGACGGTCGGAATCAGTTCATTGAGTTGACGGGCACGCTGGCATCCCCCGCCACGTTGACGGTTCCGGCAGGCACGCTTGTGGGGTCTGCAGGCAACAACAAGCTCTACTTCATCAAGAATAGCGCTGGAGACGCGGTCACCATCACCACCGGCGGTGCGAACACCGTTGTTGTGCCCAACGGCAAGTCCATGATGCTGCGGGCGACCTCGGCGGGTGTCGAGGAGGCAATGACCCATCAAGCGTCCCTGACCCTTGGCACGGCCCTGGCCGCGACTTCAGGCGGCACGGGGCAGTCCAGCTACGCCGTCGGGGATCTCCTCTACGCTTCCAGCACCACGGCCCTGAGCAAGCTCACGGTAGGAGCGGCAAACGCGGTTCTGACCTCGTCTGGTACTGCGCCGCAATGGACTGCCACGCTTGGCGTGGTCTCGGGCGGCACCGGGGCAGTGACACTTACCGGCTACGTCAAGGGTAACGGCACGGGCGCGATGACTGCCTCTGCCACTGTGCCAGTGGCAGATCTGACGGGCACTTTGCCGGTGGCCAATGGCGGGACAGGCGCCGCCACGTTGGCGGCAAACAGCGTATTGCTTGGCAACGGCACCTCTGCCTTGCAGGCGGTGGCTCCTGGAACCAGCGGCAACGTGCTTACCTCAAACGGCACGACTTGGCAAAGCACTGCGCAAACTGGGCTTGGCTACAACCAAACGTGGCAATCTGTCACAAGGTCCGCGGGAGTAACTTACACCAATTCCACCGGCAAGCCCATTGTTGTGGCCCTTACCGTCAATACAACTAGCGGAACCAACGAGGGTAATTTTCAAGTTGGCGGCGTAATAATTTACAGTTGGAATAACTCCGCAACCAGCTTTCAGTCGCGTTTGCAGATCGTTATTCCGGTCGGGGCAACTTACGTTTACAACAACATTAATAACTCTCCGTTTGCGGATTGGGTTGAACTTAGGTGACCGCATGAACTTCGACATCGCCTTTAACGTCCTCCTCAAGCACGAAGGCGGGTACGTCCATCACCCCCTCGATCCGGGTGCAGCCACCAACATGGGCATCACTGAGGCCGTCGCTCGTCGCGTCGGCTACAAGGGGGCCATGCAGGATCTCCCGGTGGACCTCGCCAAGCGGATCTACCTCGAAGAGTACTGGAAGCCTGTGCGGGCCGATGAGCTGCCTCCGCTGGTCCGCTACGCCGTCTTCGACGCTGCGGTGAACTCTGGGGTGCGGCAGTCCATCCTGTGGCTTCAACGGGCTCTTGGCGTGGCGGATGACGGCGTGCTCGGCCCCCGCACACTGGCCGCTGCCAATGCGGCCAACCCCGATGCCCTGCGGGCGCGGCTCATCAGCCAACGCCTGCGCTTCCTGACCAACCTCAACACCTTTGGCGCCTTCGGGCGCGGCTGGACCCGCCGCTGCTGCGACATCATGGAGATGTGATATGCGCCCTTCCGCTGCTCTGTTCGGTGCCCTTTTGGTGGGCAGCTTGTCAGGCAGCGTTATGGGCGATGGCCTCGGGCCCATTGCTGAGGTCCGGGCAGGGGATGCCCGGGTAGAGCTTCATCGAGAACCCGGCCCATGTGTGGGCTTCGCCCGCTGGGCACTGTACCTCCAGGACAAGATCCGCGTGCCAGGGTGCTGGATTCTGGACGGGGAGTCTGTTCAAATCGCATGGCTCGATGGGAGCGCAACCGTGATCCCCTCTCGGGCATTTCGTAAACCGGAGATTCTATGAACCCCCTCGTCCTTGGACCCGTGCTTGAACTCGGCAAGACGCTGCTGGATCGGTTCATCCCTGACCCGGAGAAGAAGCGCGAAGCGGAGGCCGAGTTCCTCAAGCAGGCCATGGACGGTGAACTGAAGCAAGTCATCGCCCAACTGGAGATCAATGCCCGTGAGGCTGCGCACCCCAGCACCTGGGTTGCCGGATGGCGCCCGTACTTCGGCTGGGTCGGGGGCACTGCATTCGCCTACGTGGGCATCATCAAGCCCCTGCTGACTTGGTGGGCAACGATCAAGGGCTGGCCTGTACCCCCCGACATCGACACGGAATTCCTGTGGGTGGTGGTGTCTGGAATGCTCGGCATTGGCGGTTTGCGCACCTACGAAAAGTCCAAGGGCGTAACGAAGTAAGACCATGCCGCTGAAAACGCTACAACTTCGTCCCGGAATCTTCCGCGAGAACACCCGCTACTCCGCAGAAGGCGGATGGTACGAGTGCGACAAAGTGCGTTTTCGCTCCGGGCAACCGGAGAAGATCGGCGGCTGGGAACGCATCAGCAATGACACCTTCTTGGGTGTCTGCCGTGCCCTATGGCCTTGGAACATCTACCTGGGCCTGGGCACGCACCTGAAGTACTACGTGTACTACGGCGCGTATTACGACATCACGCCGGTAGATACCACCACGCTCGCCAACCCTTTCACCGCAACGCTTAACTCCGCCGTTATCACGGTGTCCGACACGTTGCACGGTCGTCTTGTGGGCGACTACGTTCAGTTCGACAACGTCACGGGGCTTGGTGGGAACATGACCCAAGCCGTGCTGGAGCTTGAGTATCAAGTAGCCACGGTCATCAACACCAACAGCTACACCATCAATGCGAGGGACCCTTCAACGGGCGTCCCGGTGTTGGCGAATGCTGCAGACGTAGCGGGCTCCCCTGGTGGCGGGGCGGCGGTTCTGGCTCAGTACCAGCCCAACATCGGTACAGACATTCAATACCCCGGCCCTGGCATTGGTACGGGTTGGGGCGGCAGTGGCTGGGGCAGCGGCGTCTGGGGCGGCAGCACCACGCCTTTCGTGCCCACCCAGATCGGGCTGTGGAACCACGCCAACTTCGGTGAGGATCTGATCTACGGCCCCAAGGGCGGCGGCATTTACTACTGGGATTCTTCGGCGGGCTTTGCGACCCGTGGGGTCAACATCTCCACTCTGCCGGGAGCCAGCGACACGCCCTCTGCGGCGCTCTTCCGGCTCGTCTCCGACGCTTCCCGCTTCGTCTTTGCATTCGGCACGACGGACTACGGCTCGACCTCGCTCAACCCCATGTTGATCCGCTGGTCGGATCAGGAAAGCGCAGCCAACTGGACCCCTGCAGCCACAGGGCAAGCGGGCAGCCTTCTGCTGTCCCGGGGCTCGGAAATCATGGCGGTGGCGCAGACGCGGCAGGAGATCCTGGTCTGGACGGACACGGCGCTGTACTCCCTGCAGTACCTCGGCCCTCCTATCGTCTGGGG